TGTGCTTATGTTAGGGCCATACAAAAGAAACTAGACGAGCTACCAGAAATACAATAATGAATAATACATACAAAGGTGGAGGTGCGTGGATCACTCGCGTGCAAGACGCTCATGCAGTTGGGTTATTGAGTGCCAAGGAAATGAGTATCCTTCTGAAGCGTGAGTACGGTCATACGTACATACAAATAGGAAGGGGCATCAACTTATCTAAGCAAAGGGTAGCCCAGATTTATGAGAGAGGAACCAAAATAGTAAGAACAGGTATACGTCCTAAGAGAGGAAGACCGCCGCTTATGGCAGAAGAATATACAGTTAAATTAACAAAGCGACAGAAGTTAGCACTCCGTAATAAGGGGCTGAAGTCCATGATCATGGAGGCTGAACGCAAGGATCAACCGTACTGGACGCACTGCCTTATGGTTGTGCTGGATCAGATAGCAGACCAGAATAATACTGTCACAGTATTAGAGGAAGGTGAATTACTGTGAACCTTATACACAGAAAGAACGTACACCAGACGATACTGGACATGGCGCGTGCTAATGACAGCCGCAAAACCAAGACATGGACGCAAGTGTCAACGTGTTCCGTAGACAGGGTAGAGGATGAGGTTAAGAACTTCATTCGCCGCATGACTAACCATCAGAACCTACCACGTGTAGGGAAGACGGTGAAGTTTGACTGACATGGTGTTAAGCTGTATAGTGATTTCGCTGTTGGTTTATGTAGCGTTCTCCAACAGTATAGCTCTCATAAGCTATCTGACCAGTCAGGGTTAATCCCTTGGCTGGTCTTTCTTTTTAACCACACAATAAACAATATGAAAATACTAATTACTATATCTATAAGTGTTATTATCATGTGCTACATTGTAGCGCAACCTATATACAGACCCATAACTACTGTCGCCTCATGGTATGGCGGCAAGGCTGATGGGTTAGTTGGAAAGCTCACCGCATCGGGAGAGCCACTGGATGACAAGGCTCTAACTTGTGCTATGTGGGGGTTCCCATTCGGCACAAAGATCAAGGTAACCTTAGTCGGAAGCAACCGTTCTGTGATCTGTAGGGTGAATGACCGTGGCCCTAACAGGAAGAAATACCCTGAGCGTGGGATTGACTTAACCAAAGCTGCGTTTAGTAGGTTGGCTCATCCTAGTGCAGGGCTAATCACAGTTAAACTGGAGGTTGTGAAGTGAAGAGGCAAAGGAGTTTCGGGAGTAGGCTAATCCTCAAGCGTGCTTTGGTCAGCAACTCTGAAAGAGATGCTAGGCACATTGTGAACGGAAGTGCAAAAGTTTGTCGGCCAACCATGCCAAAACTTGGGGTGCTGTACCTAGCTAAAGAGTGCCAAGCTTTAGGGGTGCTGGATGAATTGATTGATCAGTATGAGGAGGCACTTGGTATCCGTATGTTTTTAACCACAAAAATAGACTTGAAGCCTGAGTTAATCAAAGATAAAGATAAGCTATTGTGATTAGTTGTTGACGTTTGTAGTTCCTTTGTGCATAGTGACTTCGTTTATGAGGTATGATCCAAGTAAGTATGAGACGGTAGACGCTAGATTGAAGCGTCTTTTTATTACTAACAGCAAGGTTAGTGTTCACACGGAGATCGTTTGGAATGACGACGACTTTAACAAGGTATGCTTTAAGGCGTCTTTGATGGAAGATGGTAAGGTAATAGCCACAGGATTTGCTATGGACTGGAAGTCTAAAGATAAGGGAGCAACTACTACCAATTGGGTGGAGACTTCTGAGACATCTGCTATTGGTAGGGCAATTGCAAACTCTAAGTACCAAGACAAGAACGCCGAGCGGCCATCAAGACAGGAGATGGAGATCGCGGCCACCCGAAACACGGTTGCTGCACCAGCACCAGCACCAGCACCAGCACCAGCACCAGCACCTGCACCAACACCTGCAAAAAGTATCCCTTCTGTTAAAGATAGGCTTCTGTCTGTTGTAGGGGACAATGCACTTGCGGTTAATAAATTCCTTTTAGATAGAGGGAAGATCAAGAATGGGCAGACCTTCCTTGACGTAGGTGATGGCTATGCCAAGTCAATCGTGGAGTATCCTGCTAAATTTTTAGCACTTGCCGTAGCAACCAATGCAAGCAAATGAAACCCCCACAAGATGTTAAATACTCGCAGATGACCATTGTCCAAATTCGCGGGTACATAGAGTCCAAGATTAAAACTGTCGATGATGTCCTAGCCTCGCGTATATACGAGGCAATGACAGGACACCTCGCAGCAGGCAAGACTAAAGAGGGGGCAATAAGGATAATTACATGACGAACAAAAACGAATTAACCGACGAACTTGTTTTGCAAGATGATGAGCGCGGAGGGCTACCCTCCGCGAGTGGCATTAGCAGGATAGCGTCATGCCCTGCGTCTCATAAGCTAGAGGCAACACAACCGGAGCCACCTGACTCACCTTGGGCTGCGCGTGGAACAAGAGTCCACGGTGTTATGGATGGCAGCGTCAGCAGGGAAGACCTATCCACTGAAGAGTTGGACGTTGTTAGGGAACTGGAAGAGTATGACAAGCTACTGTTCCATGACGTAACTGATGTTACCCGTGAGGTGAGGTACTGGTATGATCACGATGGCCAGAAGATATGGTCAGGCAAGCTGGATATAGCTGCACGATGCAAGGCCACAGGCAGTGGGATCGTGTGCAACTATAAGACAGGGCGCGGTCAGGAAATGGTGCGTACCAACTGGCAGGCCAAAGCCGAGGCTGTACTCTGGTGGATGCAGTGGAGGGAACACGGCATGACTAATGTTAGATACTGTTTTGCACAACCTGAGTCCATGTTTGATCACGTGCTATGTCACACCTTTAATGAACAGGAGTTGATCCGCGCCGAGCGTGACATTAAGGAGGCTGTACTGCTGGCCCTCTCTGGTAAAGGGTGGATGGAACCTTCAGATGATGCGTGCCGCTGGTGTAAAGCTACTGCTGTATGCCCTGCGCTTCAGTACAAGATTAATGCATACAAGGAGATACCCGCTGAGTCTTTTGTGGATATGACAGCCTTGGAGAGAGGTCACCATTTATCAAAAGCACGTGAGGCTAAAGACGCTGCCACTAAGGTATATGAATCTTTGGCCAGCCAGACTAAAGAGTTTGTGGCAGAAGATTCTGAAGCTGTTCGCGGCTGGTATATGGCCAAAGGAAGACAGATCAATTCAATCACCAGCACAAAAGTTGCCCTAAAGTTGGCGACTGAATTGGGTATAACCGCTGATGAATTTTATTCACGTGCATCTATCTCCACATCTGCTCTGGAGAAGATGGCCGCTTCACAGTTAAAAGTAAAAGACCCTAAGCAGTGGGTAAAGGATAACTTCCAGCCTGTCATCCGTTCATCAAATGCTAGGGCATCCCTTAAAGCTCGCACCACAAAATGAACGACCAAGATTGGGAGAAGTACCGGGGTTACGTTAAGGACAGTGTGCCAACTGTCTGGCGTGTTGTGCAGTATCTTCTTTCACGTGGACATACCGTCCAAGTTCCTCCCACCCACATAGCAGCCAACCAGAACGACCGTTTAAAGATGGCGGACAACGGTGACTTCTTCCTCATACAACGCTGTGAAGTTAAGCAGACACGACAAGTATTCACTGGCCCAGATGACTGGCCGTTCCATGTTGTAATGATTTGCAGTAAGAACTCCTTTGAGAAAGCCAAAGGGAACAAGCCTGCTTACTATATCATCCCATCGTCTGACTTTAAGTGCATGATAGTTATAGATGTCGCCAAGACCGAGAAGTCTTGGTGGGTTGAGAAACGTAAGGACAGTAGGTATGATGATGTTGAGCAATCGTTTTATATGATTAACAAGAACAACCCTGATATAAGTTGGGAAACTATACATGGCAATTAACTCCAGACGTAAGGGCGCGGTTGCAGAGCGTGCATTCAGAGATGAACTAAGGGCGGAAGGTTATGGTGATGCCATACGTGGATGCCAACACTCCGCTATTGGAGCTGATGGCGGTGAAGCACCTGATGTTAGGTGTGATAGCCTTAACAAGTTTCACTTTGAGGTGAAGCATAGACAGAGAGGGGCAACCCGTGACGGGTATGCACAAGCCAAGCGTGACGCCAAAGGTGATCAGATTCCTGTGTTTACATACCGCAAGAACCATGCGCCGTGGTTAGTGTCCATGTCATTGGAAGATTTTTTTAAAATGGTAAGAGAGTTACCAGATGAATTTATAAAACTGTAACAGTATAAGATAACTATGGAGAATAAAGAACTTAGAGTACCTCCGCACAATGCGGACATGGAAGAGGGGTTGTTGGGGTGTTTAATAGAAGACCCAAAGGAGGCATTGTCCGGGTTTGTTTCAGAGCATCCGGGTAGCCGTGGTTACTTTTATGACCTAAAGAATAAGGCCATATACCACGCCATCCTTAAATTACAGGATGAGCGGCAGAACATTGACCTACTTACCCTCACCAACCAGTTAAAGAAAGATAACAATCTGGAAGAGGTTGGAGGTGTTTCCAACGTGGCAAGCATGGCTGATAAAATGTCAGTGCCAAGTAACTGGTCATACTATGCTAAGGAGTTGCGTGACTATTGGATTAAGAGACAACTCATAGAGACGGGCCATCGTTCTGTGAGGGAAGGATATGAATCTGCTGACGCCAGCAAAGCGTTGGACTGTATGCAGCGTGACGTACTCCGTATAGCACAGGATAACGCTGGCTCCGGTGAACGCAGCAACACAGATTTAGTAAGTGAATACCTAGAGAGGGTAGAGGCTGGCCTCATAGACCCCAGTTCACTACAAGGTATAGCGTCTGGCTACCCTGACATAGACACACGTACACTTGGGATGCAGCCTGCCAGTGTGACTATACTTGCGGCCAGACCTAGTATGGGTAAGACCTCGCTTGCTTTGTGTATGGCTCGTAACATGGCAGTAGACGCCAAGGAGCCAGTAGGTATCTTCAGTCTGGAGATGTCTGCTGAGTCTCTCATTGCTCGCCTCATTCACACTGAAGCTAAGGTAGGCCGTAATGATGTAGCTGCAAACATGGGCAGGATTGCAACTGCTGCTTCTGCAATATCCAATGCACCTATATTTATAGATGACCGTAGTGCCTTGTCGGTGCAACAAATCTCCGCTGCTGCCAGACGGATGAAGCAGCAGCACAACATTAAGGCTCTGTTCATAGACTACCTCCAACTCATCCGGTCAACCCGCGACAAGGGTTCACGCAATGATGAAGTAGCTGAGATCAGCAATGGACTGAAGTCAATCGCGAAGGAACTAAGGATTCCTGTGATTGTGTTATCACAACTGTCACGTCAGGTGGATAAAGACTCACGCTCCCCTAAGTTAAGTGACTTGAGAGATTCAGGGGCAATTGAGCAGGACGCTGATGTGGTGTTGTTCATCTGGCGTGACCCCAATGTCCCGCCTATCGGGAAGGGGTTACCTGTCTTTGTGAGCATTGAGAAAAACAGAGAGGGAGAGAGTGGGGTGAGAGTGCCGCTGGTCTTTTTAAGGGACTACACAAGATTTGAGAACGGAGTATACGCAAATGGAAACTGATACATACTTAGTGGACACAACCCAAGCGGCCAAGCTGATTGGGGTAAGTAGGACATACATAGCTGCGCTTAAAAAGGCTGTTGGATGCGGGGGAAGTCACAGGTTTAAACT